ATCTTCTCTAGCATTTACACGGATAATAAAGCGTATCAGCTCTCTGGATAACGTTGAATTAGTTACGCCCCTTAATTTTGTCAGGTACTTCCAATGAGCGTCTCCAATTTCCTCTACTTCCTCTTTAGAAAAGTCCTGTAGTATCGTGACTTCTGAGAAGCGCTCCTTGAAGGGTTGATTGGTTTCAATGTAATATCGGTATTCTTCAAGCGTTGTAGCGCCAATGAGAATCAAAGAGCCAATTTCAGGCTTGATATGACGTTTTAATACGTCAGCACCATTACTTTCTCCGTTTTCCTTCTGGACTGCCTTAGTAAGAGTATGAACTTCATCAATAAAGAGAACAAATTTTATGTTTTCATCATCTAGCAACTCTCTTGCTTTCTGCTCTAGGTTTAGGATTTTAGGTATCATTTCAGATAGCGTTGCAGTAAACTTGCTATCCCCTTCATCTAACAAGGCTAGTAGGGATAGCTCCACAACTACAAGATTATATCCCATCTTATTTGTCGTCTGACCTGAATTGATCCGTCTTGTCGCTTCACGGACAATAGTTGTTTTTCCTGTACCTGCGTTTCCAAGGATAATTCTTGTTGGTTCAAGAATATTAGCTATCGTATCGTTGATAGCACTTAATTCTTTCTCACGCCCCCTAAAATTCCCATCATAGGGAGGGAGAATGATTAAGCTGTCCTTGTACTTGTTGTTAAAGTCATCTAACAGTTTCTTGAATTGCTCGTTCCGAAACAAGCTACTCTCTGTTCCTGAACCCTTTTCAAGTTCTTCCTTGTATTCTTTTACCTTGTTATTCCAAGAAACAACCTTGTTATCGTAGTTGAACACTAGTTGTTGTCGTCCTGAACTACTCACATGAACTGCTTTAGAAAACTTATCGTCTATTTCTTTGACCTTCCCCTTTGGTTTGTGGTGTTTTTTCTTTTTTCCTACAGTTACCAAAATTAAGCTCTCCTTTCTACGTTTATTTCAATGAGTACATTTTTGTTGTGTAGTCACTAAAAGTATTTTCGTCATAGTTAAATCGCTTCTTAGCCTCGTTCAAGTTCTTATTAGCTTGTTCAAGGTTATCCTGCGCACTCTCTATGCTCTCATTGATCGTTTCTTGTTGTTTAATCGCAACTTCATCTTTAGGATTTCGGTCTAAAGTCTCTCTGACCTCTTTTAATTTGTCATTAAGCGCCTGAATTTCCTCTGTGTAGCTGTTCACTTTCTCTCTTGCGACTGATACTACTAGGTCACGATAAGCAAGCGTATAGAATTTTCTAAAGTCAAAGGCTACTGTGTCGCCTTCTTTAGACAAAAGGCTATCTACGTCTAAAGTAGTGATAGCATATTTGTTGTCGTCTTTAATTTCAGATTGCAAGGTCATATTTAAGGCAATAATATCTGTTTGCTTAACTCCCTGTGCTTGATTTTTGTTGACGTTTTTTAGTAGGTCACTTGTAATATCTGAAATGATTTTACTATTTGTTCCTGAACCAATGGTTAGTTGGTCTCCACTAGAGCTTATATCCCCACCACTAGTTGTAGTGTTGTAGATAGCAACCGTGTAGGTTTGCTGTTTAGGATATGGAATGATGATAAAGAAGTCTCCATCAGTATTCATACGTCCAAAGTAAGTTGGTATGCTACGACCACCAATATCTGAGGTAGTGACTACCCAATAGTCATTCGCTTTTGTTGGCAACTTGCTATTGCCTTCTTTTACTTCAAGCGTAGCAATCAACACGTCTTGATTTTTGTCCGTATAGTAGTTCTTTACTGTAATGCTCGCCCCAGAACGTGCAAATTGTAGGGTTTCGCCAATAGGTGTCTGTGAATTTCCTATCGCCTTACGCCCTTCAATCGCATTGTAGGCTATAAAAATAGTTGTAAAGACTATCATCAGAAAGGCAAATCCACCTTTAACAGCTTTATTAACATGAGGAGATAGCCTCTTAAAGTTTTTTTCTAACATATCGGTTTAACTCCTATCAAGTAAAATGATCTCGTTACAGGACGATTGAATAAAGCACGTCCTACGCCCCCTTCGTACTCAATATCAACTTTGGTAGTTGCTGGAAGCTCTGCTCTTACTAGCTGTTCATAATTCCTTGAATTGTTCATACGACCTACAAACGACCAATCAACCCCTGTGTTAAATTCTTCATAGAGACGCTTAGTAAGAGTAAATACGTTAGACGAACCTAAAGAGTTCTTCGTGCTTGGTTTCAATGAATCCGTCACGTCATAACTCAATAGCACTCGTACTTTTTTATCATAGGTACGTTCAAATTGTTCTGAAAGATAATCATAAGTACGAACGTCTAAAATCTCTGCACCATGAATAACAATCAGGTCTCCTGCGTCTAAAAACTCAGTCACAAAGTCAACTAGATTGATAACCTGAATATTTTTCTGTAGAGTGTCAAGTTTATCTAATCGTATGTAGTAGTTGACCTTGCTTTCGTCTAGTTCAAGGGTTGTCTTAGAACCAATGAGCGACCTATTGTTTGTCAAGAAGCTCTCTAGTCGTCTTTTAATCTGAGCAACTTCTTTAGCTTCATCAATCTTCATATCTCTGCGCAAGTTTGCTTCTTTGGTTTCAAAACGTGTAATTGCTCGGTCAAAAGCAGGATATTTACTTGCAGGTTGTTGAAGGTAGTTTCTTCTCCCAACCATCACGTCATTATCCCTATTCCAAAGAGCTTCATTTTCCATCATTTCGTCAAAGATTTCATCAACCATTCCTGTATCTTCGCCTTGGTAGTAAATCAAGGTTTGAACAATGGTATTAAATTTCTTCTTAGAACGACCATAAGCAGGGATTTCTTCTTCCTTTTCTTCCGTCCTGTTCTTCGCAAAAGGTTGCAAAGGGTTAATACTGATCCGTGAGCCATCAATAATCTGTGTTTCCTCGATTATCGCATTTTGGAATTGCTTAGTGTCTCGATTATGAGGGGTTTCTAGTCTAAAGTAGTCAAAATCATTTAAGACAATATGGACTACTTTCTTACCTTCCATAAGGAACTGATTAGCTACTTGTTGACTTGTTACGCTTGCTAGTGACTGAGGTTTCTTAATCGTCTCAGCTTCATCTTGGTAAATATCCTGAAATACATAATCAAAGCGTGAAAATGCTCTTGGAATTGCTACAATACCTAATTTATTTAGGTAGTTCTTTGCGTCAATCAGGACTTTTGGATATTTAGAGTTGCCATTTTCCCCAATTTGAGAAGGCGCTAGAAAGTCGTAGCCAAATTCTTCTCCCAACTCGTCTTGTAGCGTGGTACGTTGGAAGAAACATAACTTCGCATAGTTCTCTAAAGTAGTAGTGTTTACTTTCTCAGATACAAGCAAAGGGTTAAATAATGCTCCTCGTTTGTAGCGATTTGTTCCAACTGTATCAACCAATTCAAAGTATTGAATAGGGTTGTACTTCTTACTGATATAGTTGTCAACACCACCCCAACGATTTAGGATAACTTCTACTTGTCTGTCTAATTTCTCTCTGGTAAGAGCTGTGATGATGATTTCCCAAACATACAAACCCCCTGACATTTTATCATCTGATTGTTCAGCAAGATACATAGCGCTATGATGATTTGTAGCCCACTTAATATCTCCTGCAAGTCCACCGTCAGGTAAGTCCTGATCGTTTACTTTAACCAGATTAGCTAAACCTTTCATTTCCTTACGATATTCTTCTGGCTTTAGTAGTTGGAGTTTGTTCCACGTTGTAACCGTACAGCCTGAGATAACAGGAAAGCCTTTGAGGTTGATAATATCTTCTGCCTGCATTTGTAGCCCTCGTCCGTAAGGAGCGAACACATACAAATACTTTCTATATCGCCCGTTGATTAGATAGTCTAGGGCATATTCTTTTTCAATAGATTTCATAGTCTATCTAATAACCTTTCTAAGTTTCTTTGGGAGATAGGCATATAGCTTGCAACAACTCCTTTTTCAGAACCGTTCTTCAAAAACTGTCGCCCTTTCTCCAATTCTTCTTCTTTCTTTGCAATAAAAAATACAACTTCTTTTTGTGTCAGCTCATTCTTTAGGTCATCAACCACTCGTCTATTCTTAATCTGAGCCAACTTCTTCTGCAATTTCGTACTGTTAGGATTTTGTCTGATTTCTCTGTAGTGTTCTTTCAAACTAGTAAATTCAACACGTTCAATCTGGCTTGATTGGATCATTGTGACTTCGCCTAAGTTCGGTAGTAGATTTTCTAGGTCTGTGTAAATAGAGACCAAATCTCTTGAAAGCATAGACTTGTTGACTACACCTTCTACGATATAAACCTCTCCAAACATTTTACCGTTTTCAAAAATAATCTGATTGCCCTTAACCTGTGCTTTAAAACGTAGGTTGTTAAGGCTTGGTTTTGATTTTACTAAGTAAAAGAAAGTACGGATACTGTCAATCAATAATGTTGTATCGCTAGAAGGCTTGATATTCAACCATGCCAACCAAAGAAGCGTAATGCTTACAAGCGTTGCAGAAATTAAACCAGTAAATACTGATACTGTAGAGTTCCACTGAAAGGCTAAAGTTGCCATAAAGATTGTTCCAAAGACTAACATCAATGAGAACCCAGCCCACAAAATTTTAATAGGCTTACCATTCGTTAGATTTTTAAAAATATCAAAGTAGAAATATGAGTTTACCAAACCATGTTTTAGACTTTCCCCAGTCCAATCTCCCTTTGGGATTTCAATAACGTCAAAGTCGTTTTCTTGGACTTGTTGGTATTCTTGTACCTCGTTTGCCATTATTCACTCCCCTTCCCTCGCTTCATAGCTTGGAATTTCTTCCATTCTTCAAATTCGTCATACTCTGACATATCTGAGCTTTGAGGGGCTACAGGCTCTTGAACCTGTTTTGTTACTTCTGTTTGAGGTTGTTGAGGTTCTTGTTTGCTGATAATCTTATCTCGTTCATTATTTGCAACCGTTACTGTTCTTCCTACAACCTCGTTTAGTACGCTCTTTGTACCAATAACTGTAGCTCTCAATCCCCAAAGAATAGAGCCTTTTTCTAGCGCTCCACTTGATACATCATTATGTAATGTATCTTCATCAAACGTGTTTTCAATCTTCTGTTTTGCTTTTTTAAAAATACCCATTCGTTACTCTCCTAGATAATCAGCAAGTGCTTTTTTCATGTAGTCGTCAGTCACTCTTACGTCCTGCTCTTTAAATACAGACTTGATAGCGTCTTTGACTGCCTTTGTGTTCTTAGTGACTTCTTCTTCGGACGCTTGTTTCTGACCTAAACCAATACGGACTTTATCTTCCTGAATCTGCTCTTTGATTTCATCAGTCCAACTTTCCATATTTTCGCCCTTTGCAGGGTTTTCTAATACTTTAAAGATATAGTAGGTCTTAACAACTGAGCCATCTGGTGCTAGGTTATCTTTTGTAATAACTGTAGCTCCCCCTTCTTTCGTTCCTTGGAGTTGTTTCAACTCCTCGCTTGAAAGTTGCTCTGTATTAGACTTGATAGTTGCTGTTTGTCCGTTCAGTCCTGATTGATCCATTTTAAGGAAATTGTCAATCTTAACTCCCTGACCTAACTGTGTAGCAATATCATTCGCTTGCGCTTCGTCTGCAACCATAATCATCTGGACTTTCATTTTAGGGTGGAAAGTCTCCCAACGTTCAGCCATTTCTTCTTGGCTTACGTCCATCTTGTCTTTCAATCCATACTGCAAGGCTAGTTGTTGACGCACTAGAGTATTGATACTCTCTGTACTGTCTCCTTTTTCAAATAAAGTCTTTAGCCCTGCGTTTCGGTAGTTTGGTAGTGCTGTTGCGATTTCTTCATCTGTGATTTTATCGCCATAAAGGTCTCCAAACGTCTGATACAAAAGCGTAGTCTTGACTAGGTTTGAACCTTCTAGGGAGTTTTTGTAGTATTCATACAGCTTCCGTCCTCGGATATAGCCCCCTTTGTAAGTTGCGACTGTACCACCTACGGTATTTCCTGTCTGAACATAGTTAGAAAGAGCGAACCCAACTGCCATTGACAACCAAGCTGTCAGTCCAAAAGCAATAATCTTGCCATGCTTCGTTTTTAAACTAAACACCTTTCCTAGATAGGAGCGACATTTATATAAAAATCCATGCTTTGCTTCGACTTGCTCGCTTACCTTTTCAATTTCAGCTATCGTGTTTTCTGTAGCTTTTAGTCGTTTGTACTTTTCTTTAACTTTCTTTTTTACCATCTGCTTTTTTCCCTTTCTTGACTGTGTATTTAGTTTCTTCTCCACTTATTCGGATAGATACTATTAAGTCTTGTTGAATCAGGCGACTAAGATAGATTTTCAAAGTTGTCTCTTTAATCTCTGTTACCTTCATTAGTTCTTTCAAGGTCATTTCCTTGTGTTTTTTCAACTCTGATAAAATCCACCTTTGAGCTATCGTAATCTTTGGTTTCTTTTCCAAAATATCCTCCTCAATAACATTTTATTATCATCTTTTTAATTATATCATAGTTTTTTTACTTTACTATGGTTTTTCACATTAAATTTGTGATTTATCTTGATTTTTTTAGCCTAGAGCAACAAAAAAAGCCACTCTCTTATGAGCGACTTTTACTCTTACTAATTAAGCGTCATATTCTGAATAGTCAACACCATCAATCAACCCTTGAACAATACGGATCAATCGTACTATGATTTTACCTAAAAAGCCATAGAAGATACCTGCAAACCACATACCCCCTGCGCAACATACACACATAAACGAAAATATCAACCATTCATAAGTGGTTTTATAGGTTAGCAAAAACACAAACCCACTAATAATAGCTCCACCCCAAAAAATCTTAGTCAGTACGTCTGACGTGATAACAGTAAAGAACCACCAAATAGGCAATGTTCCATAATACCAAATTTTAGATAATAACTCTCTCATATCATTTACTCCAATCTTTCTTAATCGGTTTATTCGCCACAATAGACTTATGGCTTGACTTCTTATATCCGTCTCCTGCATTTTTTACACTTACTGCCAAAAATCCTGCAATCGTTGAATCAATAATATTTCTTAGTGACATAACTAGTTCTCTCTTTCTTAATTAAATAGCTCTTTCTTTACTTTTCTCCATCATTAAATCACAAAAATATTATTTTGTCAAGTATTTTTATTATTTTTTTATGTTTTTTTGATATTTTTTTGTGTTGTTTGATTATTTTTTAATAATTGTGTTCTGGATAAAAAAAGAAAAGAGGGGTAAATCCCCTCTTTCTTAGCCTACTGACTTAGCTTTACTTGTTACCTTGTAACCTTCTGATGATGGATTCCAAAATTCGTAGTTGTTTGCCTTTTGGTTATCCTTAGTTATGTATGAATAATTCCATGAGAAATTTTCTCCATTTCCTTCTCCTGAAAAGTTAGGAACGTTTTGCTCAACAATCAGAATATCTCCGTTTTCAAAAACGTGACTGACAATAGCCACATGATTAGGAGTTAGAGAAACAATATCTCCACTCGTAGGTGTCTTGGTTGTACTCTTACCAAAATGAGACGCACCTTGTTTCGCCATATCTACACCGTTACCAGTCATTCCATGAGCCGAACCTAAAGGTTGACCGTCTTTTTCCCACAACGCCCCAAACAAAGCACCTGCTAGAGTGGTACATTGGTCGTAAATTCCACTTGAAATATAAGCAGAAGCTCCTTCCCAACCCTCTTTTGAGTGCCACTTCATGCCAACACTTGTTGGATCAAGAGCATACTGTTTCATTTCGTCAGGAAGTTCATCTTTTTTCCACCACATATTAGAGGTGTAACTTGTAGAACCACCTGCTTTTTGCCAACCGTCTCCACCAGAACTGCTGTTAGTGTCTCCACATACTGCTGTTCCTCTATGAGCGCCCATCTTAGCCCCGACTGCCTTGTCTTTACTGTCAGCAATAGAGCCTTTCTTAAATGGTGTCTTACCATACTTAGCAATAGCTTTTTCATCTAACCATTTGAGCTGTTCTCCGTACTGGTCGTACATTTTATTTAGTGAGACTTGATAGCTTGAATCTGTCGCCCAACCACCGTCAGCAATAGCCTTAAATACTGCTTTTGCGTCCGTGTTGTTGATTGCTCCGTCATAGAGTGTCTGACGTGCCATGAACTCAGCTTTACCTACAATACCTGCGTCAAAACTCTTGAAGTAGGTATAAGTACCACCTGTATTGTCTCCAACGGTAGTTCCTGCTCCTGAAAATGCTACAGCGTCCTTACCGTAGAGTTTCATAGTCTCTGAGAAGTCCTCTAGTTTAGAGGTCTTAACCCCACCCATATTATGAGCCTGACCGAAAGAAGGTACGCTCTCGTTAAAGCTAGTTTCAATCATGGTTTGAATGATAGAAGCAGAAGGCAAGAACCCACCTACACGCCAACTTTCAATATATGCTTGCTCATGTTTCTTAGCAAACTCATTCAACATGGTTGCTGTATCTTTGATACCAGAAGTAGAAGTGCTACTATCTGTTGAGCTATTTGTACCTTTTACACGTTCTGAACTGTCATTGTAAGCACATTTAGGTTTACATTTTGTTTCAACTTTCTCAACGTCATTTTCGTTAAAGTTTGTTGAACCTGAGTAACGATATACATATACTGTCTGATGGTCTGTTGCTTCGTTACGGTATTGAGAATAGTTGTCTCTTGCAATACCATTGTGTCCACCTGAACTATGGATAATCGTTTCATTATCTAGCATAATCATTGTATGCCCTAGATCGCCTGCCGATTGTCCTTTAGTTCCCCAGATGATAATATCGCCTTTTTTGACCTCTTTAACGTCTCCTTTATCAGCCCACTTACCTTCATAGACTTTAGTAAAGCCATTTTGTAGAAGCCATTCATGTTCTGTATCGGTTGAGACTGGATAATCGCCTGCTGTTTTACCTGCACCTGCTTCAACTAGAGCCATGTAAATAGCAGAAGAACAGTCATATTGTAGAGGACCTTTTCGATTTGCTACGTCTTGACTATAGGTTGTTTTACCTTCTCGCTCCTCAAACCACTTGATAGCAACTTTAAGGTCAATCTTCGTTCCCTTTTTGTTGCCATCTTCTGCTGAGATTTTGACCTTTTTATCCGAGCTTACGTTTGAACCACCCCAACTAGAGACTTTCTTAGAATCGCCTTCGATTTTATCTAATTCAAAAACCTTGTAGGCTTTTTCAGAAGCGTCTTTACGAGCTTGCAAGCTATTTGCTAAAGCTCCTGCGTCTGGTCGTTCATATAGGTTCGCCCAATCCTCTGCCGATTGAGACGGACTAGTGTTCTTTTTGTTGATATACGCTAGTACAGATTGAGGCTCTGAGTGAAGGACAAATTCCCCTTGGTTTCGTGCAGACCATTTACCATCAAAACCACTCCAACTAGTGTATTTACTTGAAGGGGTAAACTGGTATAGTCCACCACCCCCACCACCACTATATTCAGCAAGGTCAAGAGTAAAGGTTGTATTCTCAGCACCACCGATATTACCAATGATACCTGCAATTTCAACCCCTGAAAGTCCTTGCTCTTTCCAAAAGTTGATTGTGTCTAGGGCGTTTTGGTAAGCCTTCGTGCCTTTTTTCGTCCATTCAGTATCTTGTAATGTTTCTGCCGATACCTTACTTGAACTAGAGCTGTCTTTTTTACTAGATTTACTTTTAGCTTTTGCGTCTTGGTTTACTCCACAATCATCAGGAGAATAAGAGTAGTGAACATCAGCATAAGCCACAACACCATCACTAATGACTGGTATCACTCCTGACGCATGAACTACACTTGCTAGAAATAGAGCTAGGACTACAGCAGACTTGCTCTTGTACTTAGACCTTTTTCTTTTATGATGATAGCTAACATTTACATTTTTTTGCTTTGTCATTAAATTTTCTACCTTCCGATTATTTTTTTGTGTTGTAACATATTTTTATAATCGTACTGCTAGTTTTGAATTTGGATATTTCCTACAAGAATTGAGAACTGGACTTGATCTAATTCCTCACTATAATTTCCTGCAACTGTAACAGAAGTATTATCTTTCTTGCGTACCATATCAACTGCAAATTGATAGATATTGTCATAGTTGCTCTTAGTAGTAGTGAGTGTATCTATCTTAACGTCATATTCTGCATTAAGAGCTTGGTGCATAACTTGAACCATATCATTTGTAGTAGGACTGTAGCCACCTTGGACGCTTCCTACGTTTTCAGGATATTTCTTCAAGCCTGCAATAGCTTTTTCGATACCTGCTTTTACTTTTTCCTTCTTCTCTCCTGAAATTTCCTTTGTAGGGTTTTCTAATTTTTCAACTGCCCTAGCGTGAGTGTCATTGTAGTAAGAAGAAGGTTTCTCTGAACTTTCAACAGTTGTTGATTGTTCAGTAGTAGTTGCGACTACTCCTGAACTTTCTTTCAACTCAAAATTAGTTCCTGTATCTTGTCTTTGAGATAGCCAAAGGACGGTTGCTACAGCAATAGTAAATACTCCCACAACTGAAATAGACCAGATAATCTTAGCACGATTAGATAGGTTTTTAAAATACTCAATCATATATCCCACCTGCCTTTAATTATTTTGTGCTTCAAGGCGTACAACTAGCGTGTTGATCCAATCTTTGCTAAGTGTCAAAGGTTTACCATTACTGTTTTCTTGGTCTTTGTTCTTGTCATCTGTTTCTTCAACGTACATTTGACCTGTTTCACGGTCATAAGTGATGACTTTGTAGAACTTGTTATTAGACGTAAAGTAACCTTTCAGGTCTCCGTTGTCTTTCTTAGAAAGTGTCTTGATACCCTTTGCGATTATATCAACGTTCTTGTCATACTCCTCTTTGGTAAGGCTGTATTTCTTTTCTTCTTCTTGCTCTGCTTCATCTTTAGTTTTTTGCACCTCAGATTGAGCAGTAGAAACTAACTCAGCATTATATTTAGCGTTCTCATTATGAGAAACAAAAGCCCAAGCTCCTGAGCCTGCCAATGCTACAACACAAGCTCCTACAAAGATACCATATTTTAGATTAAATTTGTTATCATTCTCTTTTTGTTTTTTCTTTTTAGGGATTTTAGCTTTCTTGTTGCTCTCTTTTTTCTTTTCTTCACGCTCTGCCTTGCGTTTCTCTCTCTTTTCTTCCTTGGTTGCAGGCGCTTGATTTAACCAAGCACTTGGATCAAATGGTTCATTTGTCTTTTTTGCCATAATTTAGTCCTCTTTCTTTAATTTTTAAAATCAATCTGCTCTAGTTCAATTCCTAGAGCTTCTGCAATTCTGCGTTGGTGCTTTGGTAATGGGATAAACCCATCTGTCGCCCATTTAGAGACTGTTCTTGGGGCTACGTCAACAATCTCAGCCAATTCTTTATGACTGATTTTTTTCCATGCTAACCATGCCCTTAGTGGTAATACTTGTTTTTCCATGTATTCTCCTTTATTTATTTCATAGTCTAATATGAGACTTTATTCTCATAAATGAATTATATCACACAAAAGAAAAAAAGCTAGAATTTTCTCTAACTTTTTATGTTTGTTCAGGGATAACTCTCTTGCCGATAGCTTGTATAACCTCTCTTTGTTCGGTCATAATCGCCCAATGCAAGCCAATTCTTGCAGACGCTCGCAAGTCATTGTGGTTTCCGTTCTCAGGGAACTTCCATAGGTTCAAGAGTTTAAGGAGTTCATCAGGAACAGTAGTTTTATATTCATTGTTGCTTATCAGCTTAGTGTCAGGGAAGCATTTTTGTATCATTTCTATTGTTTGGATAGGAGTGTTATCCCTTGCCCTGTCATTCTCTCTGACCGTGAACTTTTCCGTTACAACTACGTCATAGTCAAGTCTCTTGCCTATTTCATCATACCAAGCCTTGAAATTGTCACGTCCATATCCTACTAGCCAATGGTTTATTTCAACCTCGTTGTCTAGTAGGATAATGCCTGTTGTGGACGTTTCGTAAAAATTTGAAGATGGATCAATCGCTAGAATTTTCATTGCTTAGTCCTTCCATAAGTCCATAGCGCTTCTGAAATCATCTGAAATTTCTACGTCAGAAACATCTTCTAAGGGTTCTCCGTAGTTTTGGTCGTGAAGGGCAACTGCCTGTCCTTTTGTTTGTACTCCTTCGATAACCCAACCATTAAGAAGGTGTAGGATATACTTCACGCTTCTAGCCTTATTGTGTTTACCTAAAAATAAAGCATACTCTAAGATAGCGTCCTGTTCTTCCTCTGGAAAGTTCTGCATAGTTGTTGCAACTAGATTTAACTGTCTTTTCTCTGCACTTGGGAACAACTTTCTAACTTTCTCAACATCAACAGCTACCTCTCTTTCTGGAACACTTGGTAGTGCAGGTTGCTGTTCAACAGCTAAACTTGCTACTCGTCCAATAGCTTTAGAAATAAGCCCTTGCGCTTCCTGTTTGCTTACCAAGTGAGGATTTTCTAGTCTGCGTAATAGTGATAAATCTTCTTTTGTGGTAGGTTCTAGTTTTTTAAGTTGAACGTACAACTCGTCTAGTGTCTTACGTTGGTTATCCGTAGCTTGTAACTTAATCTTATCAATAGACCAGACTAGCTCAATTCCGACAACAGCACGCCCTTCTTTTACAGGTTTAACAACTAAGTCCATATCAGTATATTTGTTAATATCTTCAATCGCCCCTTTTAGGTGTTTTTGATTGATAGTGTAGTAACGGTTCATAGAATCGCCATTAGCTTTAAACAACTGTTTCAAACCTTCAATATCGTAAGTGACTGAGCGTTTTCCTTGACTACTAAGAATCAACAAGTCCTCATACAAAAACTGTCCTGATGGTGCTAGTTTTGAAAATGTATTAAGGTTATACATCAAAGGGTTTACTTCCTGAGATTTTAAAATATCAAGTAGAGGTGTCTTACCCTTTAGGGGAGTAGTATTAAATACTCCAATAAACTTCCCACGTTCATATCCAAAATAACTAAAAAGCGCCATTGACAATGATTTCCCATTTGGATCATTGTTAAAGAATTTTTCGTCAATTAGATTGATATGGTTTTCTTGTATTGCTTTTTTATCTCTAGCAACTGCTGTCTTTTTAAAGCTACTATACTCCGAGCTATCAATCAATTCAAGTAGTTCAGCTACACTAATCTCAGTAGTAGCTTGATTTCCATTGATTTCAACATTCCGTAGAGCCAAAGAGAAGATAGCATTTTGGATTGGTGTCATTCTGTTTGCTAAGTTAGATAGCTTTAGAACTTTACTTTTAGCAAGAACATTTCTCTGCTTATCAATTAAATCAGTAACGGACGGATTCTCCGTTAATTCATTTGTTTTTTCTGTTAATTCACTCATAATAAACATCTTTCCCTGTTTTATGTACCTAGTATATAACATTATTTTTTAAATAACAACCATTTTGCTAAAAGTTATTTAACTTTTTTTATTTCTTATACGTTTTTTGTCTATAATAGCTTGTGTTTTTAGTATTTTAGCCATTTTCAGTTATTTTTTTATTACAACTCACTTTCATTTTGGTTATGATAAAGTAGAAAAACCCTACTTTTCGGTTGTGCAAAGAGAAAAATATCAATTTTCCTTTAAAATCAAAACCCTACTTTTCGGTTGTGCAAACCCTACTTTTCGGTTGTGCAAACCCTACTTTTCGGTTGTGCAAACCCTACTTTTCGGTTGTGCAATAAAAATAGAATCGCTCAACCATGCGCTTTTAGAGGGTGTCAAAATCGCTCCTATATATATCTATATCTATTATTATTGAGAGAGAGAGTAAATAAAAGAAGCCCCCTTTTTTCAAAACAATTTTTATTTTACCCCACTTTCAGGAAAAAATGTGAACAGTCTTTTTTATGAGCCTGTTCACACAAAAATAAAAACATAGGCTATACTAGAAATATAAAAAAAGAAAAACGAGGTATAAACCATGCTAAGTGAAAAACAAGATGACTTTACTTATGAAATGTCAGGAGCTTTACATAAGATTGCAACTGTTGTAGATGACAAATACCATTCTGAAACGTGTATGTTCCCTGATGAAATTTTGTGGGCTTTGCGTGATGATAGCAAGGAAGAACTAGCAGACGAACTAGAAGAAAGTTGGAAAAATGTTTCTCTTTATTCTTCTGATGATAGTGGAGACGACCTAATTAGAGACTTATCCAACAAGGTTGCTTATATCCGTGACAATGCAGGCTACCTTTCTTTCCGTTTGCAGTATTTAGATACTACGGATCAACTTTACACAATCCGAGCAAACTTGCTTGCGAACATTGAAAAAGTCAACGAAATTCAAAAACACGTCTATACAAGCGATATTAGAGCAAGAATTATGGCAAGCCTTCAAACCTTGCATGGTATCTATGAAATTCTAAACAATAGTGTCATTACACCGTTGATTGGTTTAGAAGGAGAGATTGTTAAAATCCAAGAGAGCTTTAACCACGCTCCTTCTAACCTACCTGAGAAATACCGTTCTGCGATTGAAATTATTTCTGAGGGATTGGGTGGTGTTTATAACGATATGGTTATTGCTGTTACTGCTTCAAAACACACTCCATCAGAAGATGACTTGAAAAAAGATATTTTTTCTGACGTATTTTTTGTAGCTTACAGCAATGCTAGAGCCACTATTGAAAGTGTCAAACAATCAAGTCTTACTGTATGCTCAGATATTCAAGTTGTTTGTGACAGAATTGAGCGACTTTTAGGTGGAGAAAGTAGTGTCTATGACTTTGCAGGAACACTTGTCAAAGCAAATTATGACGAGGTAATCGTATCATACAGAAACCATGCAAAAGAGCTTGAACCACTCCTTCATTCTGCTAAGAAAGAACTTCAACGCCTAGAAGCAGAACGTGAGGAAAAGAAAGATAGCAAACTTGATGGTGGTATTGAGACAATCAGTTTGTTAGTTCATCAGCTTAACACAATCCTTGAAATGGCAGAAAAATGCCCATACTACTACATGAATAACTTAACAGCATTGAAAGACAACTTGACTGTAGCAAGTAGAGAGTTGCTAGAACAGGGGATAGTCTAATATGTTGACAGAAATTCAGGCAGAATATACTCAAAGGCTTCAAAAAGAAGCCTACAATGTATTTGAACAGACTGCTATTTATTTTGACAGCGTACGCAGACTTGATGTAGTCAAGGCAACTTTAGAAAACGTACTAACAGAAAGTCAAAGCCAAGAATTGAATAGCCAATGGAGAAGGCTTGACTTAGTAAATGGATCACAAAGCGAAAATGACTTAATGGTCGTCTTAATGGCGAAAAGTAAAACCATAAACGACAGCTCAGACTTTCGTGCTTTTCGTGATTATTTTTCAACCGTAATCAAAGCTGTAATAATCAATCAGTCGAATATCAGGTTCAATGAGACAGTCTTAGAAAACCTACGAGACAAAGTAAAGAGTACAGGCGCAAACCAACTTGAAAACACGTTGGAAGAAATTGAGCAAGTAAGGATTCACTTTCCTGCATTTCTTTTGTACCCCTTGCTAAAATTAGAGGATTGTATCTTAGAGGGAGAGGACGTTTTCGGTTTTGAGAGAGCGCCTTTCCCAGAAGAATACAAAGCTCCAATCAGAAAAAACCTATCTAAGATAGATGGCGCAAGGAGTAAATTAAGTAATGCTTCGTTCAGAGTGACCTACGTTTTAGAATTTGATGTATCTTCAAAAAGTTACGACAAAAATTTTAGAATAGCTCATGAAAACTATGTTCAGGAGCTATTAAACTTAGGTAAAAGTTTTCTAGTAGTTTCTAGTCATTCTCTAATGGCTATGACTTTAGGTAGTGAATTGATTGAAGGCAAATTTGGACTTGGGGAATATCAAAGTTTCCTGAACGGTGGAGACTTTACCATTTCAAAACCTCACACTCAATGCTTAGAGATTCTAGGCAAATATAAAAAAGTAGTTGAGAAAGAAAAAGCTAGACTTGAAGCAATCCGAGAAGAAGGCGACACCAGTATTCTTAACGAACTAGGACAACTATATTTATTGAGCCGAGGGGTGGAAAGTGTCATGCAGGAAATTTCTAGCGCAAAAGAAGAAAATGCAGAAGCCTACCACAACTTGATACAGCTTGTTCATGACGTGGTAAAAAACTCAAAATATTATTAAAAAAACGTCAAAAAGCCCTTTATTTAAAAGGGTTTTTATGGTATAATAGTATTCGTACAGTTAAATAATAAAAAAAGCGTTCCTATTCTAAAAAAATCGTTGTTGTTCATCTAGGTTCGCTTTATTTGCCCCTCATTTGCTCCAGAGAGGGGATTTTTTTGTATAGTCGATAAAATATACCACTTTTTCTTAAAGTGGCGTACAGGCGATTTTAGGGGCAAATTAGAGGGTATTAAAAAACAACTACTTCTTTTCAGAAATAGTTGTTTTTTTACTGATAGTTACTAATAGCGAAAGTTCTTTCTATTCTTTGTTATTTTCTTGTCCGAAATCTTCGAGACTTTCAGCAAAAGACTGAACAGCGTCAGTTAGATAGTCGAAAATGACTACGAATACTTCTTCTGAGACAAGGGCTACGTCATCAGAATCAGTAGTGATAAGACGGATACTTTCTTTGACCTCTTTAGCTGAGTTAGAAACAGAATCCAACCCCTCTGCGTTTTTGATAAGGTCTTTTTGATCCATATTCAAAACAGCAAGAGCTTTGTTGATAACATAGCTAGTTGCAGGTGGTGGAATCAGCAAACCGTCTCCTGCGAAAGAGCCGAGGTGCTTAGTGTCTGCTTTGACCTTTTCTAACAATTCCATTGTTGCTAGAGCGTCCTCTGCCATCACTTCAACAATCTTACTACGGTTGTAAACAAAATCCAACATATAGCGAACTCCTTTCAATTTTATTTAAAATCATTATAACATAAAACCTTGATAAGATAAAGATATAGAAAAGAAAAAAGCATATTAAATAATCTATAATATGCCTTTTTTATTTATAAGCGACTTCTCCACTTAAACAAATCTAGACGAATCCTGACTTTATTTAAGAAAGAGTGGTCGTGTAGTAAGAAGCGAATATCAGCTCTATCTAGTTCTCCCTGCCAATTATCACTTGTCAGGAATTGCCCTCTTGTACGCCATCTGCTTTTATGAGTTGCTATGAAAACCTGCGTTATCTGTCCTAAGTGCAGGACTGCTTGACCTTTTTTATTATACTTGGTTGTAGGAACGTTGATTAAAGCTCCGTTCAGAATTTCTTTCAAGCTCCCTTCGTGATAAGACTGTAGCATAGCTTTTCTCAGGTCATTAGGGAATTGATAAGTAAGGCGCTTGCCATTGAGCATACGCACCTTACAGAAAACATTGGCTTTTTTGTCGTAGTTCTCTTGCATTATCCTACCTTACGTTTCCACTCAATCTCCCAATGAAAATTAGAGCGATCATGGAAGGTTTCTTGGAGTAGGATTTCTCCGTCTAAGGAGACAATGGTTGCTACCCAGACAGCAGAATAATCTTCCTGTAGTTGAATATCGGTAAACCAGTAAATAGGCTGTTTGTTGTTGACAGCACGCACCTTTTCCTCAAACCTATTCATGTCCTCTTGGTTTAGTTTGCTATCAAAACCGATACAGAAGGTTTCGTCTCCGTGAAAGCCAATAGAATTGATATGAGTAAGGTCATAGCGTGCTACGTTTTTAGGATAGATTTTCAGGTATTTCTTATAGCGACTGCGCTTGTTACCGTTTCGTGCTTGGTATCTCTTGCCAGAACCCTTGTCATACTTAATTAAGTATTGATGATAATGGTTATCGTGGTAGTAAATACCGTTATCAAAAGGTCTGCTTTCAAGCTCTTTAATACCGTTAGCAAGGTCAATAGGACTGTCAACAGTAGTGATATTAAGAGCAATCATGTTGCTATCTACTACTTGTTGTTTGCTAAGTCCTTTGACCTTTTCTTTAGGGTTGTTGTGAGCATAGAGGGCTTTTATCCCTTCCTCATTGTACTTGTAGGGGTTGAACCAAAGGTCAACCCTCAACCAAAGTAATTTTAGTCTATTCATACTTTCTTAATTCTCCTATGTTTCATGTGAAACCCTACATTTTCCCTTTGTTTCCAGTCTTTCTAAAGTTCCAATCTTTAGGAATTGGCTTTGGAAGGATTGAATTATCCTTCTTCACTTCTTCCGTTGGAGTAGGTTCATCAGGATAGAGTTCATTAGCAATAGCTTCTTTGTCAACAGGTGTTGCAGGCTCAGGAACAGTATTTGGAACACGCTCCTCAATCGCTTCTTCTACCTCATGAGGTAGTTTTGGCTTATCCTGTTCCTGTTTCTGCTCTTTTTCTCTGTCAAGTTCCATCTGCTTAACTAAGGCTTCCATTTTGCGCTTCCTAGTGTCTAGTATATCATCTAGCTCTAAGGCAGTTTGGGCGTTCTTTTCTTCATAACGCTTCCTATACTCATCAAAGGTTTCTTTGTGAACGCTCTTAATCTCGTAAGGTTGAGCAGAAGCAATAGCAGGTGTTCCCTTTGGTTTTTCCTTGACAGGATTAGGAGTAACTACGTCCTGCTCGTCCATGTCCTCGTCTATAACAGGGCTATTTTGGTGTTTAATAGCGTAGCGATAAACTCCACCTTTTGAAATATCGCCAAGGTCTTTCGGCTTGATAAACCCTTCTTCAAAAGCGTCCATAGGTACACGTTCATTGTAGTAACGTTCATCAGGATATTTTTGAATTGTTGAATCAATAATGTCATTGATATTCTCGTCAGTCAGGAATACCCCTTGAACACGGACAAGGCTAGGGTTGTCAGACCACTTAACGTAAGTGTCTCCTTTACCAAGCAAGCGTTCTGCTCCTGACTCTCCAATCGCAATATCACTTTCAATGCTGTTAGCAACCTTATAGACAATCTGAGAAGGCAAGTTAGCCTTGATTTTACCCTTGATAATGTCTGCTCTAGGTGTTTGGGTTGCAATATGGATCAAGATACCTGCTGAACGGGCTTTTTGACCTAGACGTTGCATTGAATCTTCAACCTCGTCTCCGTTAGTCATGATAAGGTCTGCTACCTCGTCTGCAATCAAGATAAGATAAGGCTCTCTCTTGTCAGGAGATACCTTCTGGTTGTAAGTCTGTAGGTTACGAACTCCTATATTTTCAAACAAGCTATTTCTACGTTCCATTTCAGTTACAACAGCATTAAAGGCGTTTTTAGCACCGTCCATGTCCGTGATAACGTCTGTATAGAGATAAGGACTTCGTTTGTAAGGTGTAAACTCAGTTTTCTTCGGATCAATGATGATAAACTTAACGTCATCAGGGCTATTGTGCAAGATGATAGACAAGTAAATCATGTTGATACCAACCGACTTACCAGAACCAGTTGTACCTGCTGTCAAGATATGAGGCGCTGTCGCAAGGTCATAAGTTCGTGGCAAACCTTCTGTATCAACCCCAACCAAGGCTTGCAATGGTGGTAGTTTTTCCTTGCCAATAAAGGCTTTCTTGTAGTTTGTATAAGCGTCAGCAGTAATCTTATTATCAAGTGGAATTTGAATGATAATCTGACCTGCTCTTAGGGTAATATTTATATCCTGTTTACCTAAGTCACTTTCCAAGTTTTCCTTCATCTGCTCCGTACCCATATTATTTACACCTTTTGGCTTCGTGTAAGTAAATTGAGCGTTAGAGTTTGTTGCCCTCATACTAACAAATTGCAAGTTGACTTTTTCGTTAGAACTAATAAAGGTTTCAAGTGATAGATAGAGGTTTGCGACTTCTTCATTTGCAAGTTTGGTTTGTTCTTCAATCTTTTCTTGTAGCTTCTTATCATGCAGAACCTCAATATCCCAAGAGGCTTTTTCTTCGGTAAAGATACCTGTATCAATGATTTCAACTTCATCAGAACCATCAGACTTCTTACCATTGCCAAGAGCTTCTTGTAGTTTCTTTTGCGCTTCCTCAATCTTATAGACGTATTCTTCGGTCACGATAGCCTTTGCTTCAAAGAAATAGAACTCTTTTTCAGTTAGGCGTTCTGAGAAGGCAAACAATTCTCCTGTTACAAAAGTCAACTCACTAGGTAAGTCTTTAAAGAACGTACCCTCTAACACCTTACGAATAGCTTTGTTTTTGGGGCGTTCGATCTTGACGGTTGCGATTGAAAGAAAATCACTGCCATTCACTTCTTTACGAGTATGAACTTCAATAGCCATACGCCTTAATATATCTCTAGCCTTTATGTCCTGCTTAGAGTTTTTAACCTTGCCTTTGTCGTCATAGTCCAGTACGTTTAGCTCTAAGTTTTTGATAACTTCCCTGCGCATAGTTCTAGCAAACATATCATCTTTGAACGGTTGTAGCTCTCCTTCATGGTGTCGAAAAGCAATCGTTACTAGATAGGCAATAGCAATCAACAGCAGGACAACCAATAAGACTTTTAAAATACCACCCAAAGGTAGTCTTATGTAGATAAAGTTGTCTAGGTTTTTACCTAGCTTACTATTAAACCCTACTACTCCTTGAATCTTTAGGGCTAGTTTCTGCAACAGGAACATGATAGTTTGTGTCGCAACAATTAACCCAACAAAGATACTAACGAAAAATCCTATACTCCATAAAACCCTAGAAGCCTCTGCGTAAGGATAAACGTTCTTACCGTTTTTATAATACCTTTGCAGTTTCTTTTTCTTCTTTTTCTTTGAACTTTTAGAACTCATAAGCGCTCCTTATAGTTTGTAATCTTCATCAGTTTTAGGGAGACTGATAACTCCATAATGTCTTTCGTAGAACTCAATCAAGCCAGTAATCGTACTGTATCGTGCTTGCTCCCAACCGTTCTCTACTAAGTATAGGACAGACTTGCGAGTAACACAAATTTCTTGAGCTACAAAGTAGGCAGTAAACTTCCCTTCTTTTATGTCATTTATGATACGATTGCAAGCAAACTCAATCAATTTTTCAATGTATTCTGTTTCCATGTTGCTCCTTTAATTAGTTAAAATAAATTATTATTCACAACTATTATATCAAAAGTCCTTTGAAAAATCAGTATTTTAAGAAAAAATAATCTTGAAAAAAATTTAAAAAAGTGGTAAAATATTCTCAAACAAAGTAAGGAGTTCAACAATGGGTTACAATCCTAATGATTTTTTTAGTAAAAAGAGTAGTACAAATACAGGCGAGGTTATAACAACGTATGATCCAAGCGTCATCACTCGTAAAAGTGAGCGCAAGGTCATGTCTGACACAGAAATTGCCGAGTATTCAAGAGAAGCAACAAGAGGAACAGGTTTAAGAAATGCTCAATCAAACATGAGCTTGTCATCTTCTATGGCTAAGTCTGACCGTATGACAGCTCTAGTTGCAGGTGTTAAAAAAGGTAGTCTGAAAAGCGTTCCTCAAATCGCTATGGTACTCAAAGTACAAGAATACACAGTTAAGAAATATTTGAAAGAACTGAAAATAGACTTCGATCCAGTAACAGGGAAGATTATTTCAGGTAAATAAAAAAGCGTGTTTTACAACACGTTTTTTTAATTTCTTAAAACATAAAGATAATACATAAACACATAAAATGGTGTTTAAGAACACAAAAAAATAATAAAAATAAGCTAGAAAATAATCTAGCTTATTCTTCCATATTCTTTAAAGCTTCTTCCACGTCAAATGAGTTTAAGATACATGAGAACGCAAGGGCAATATTTCCAAGTCCTGCATGAGCTACACGCATTAACTTCTCACGTTGAGAAGGTGTCATGGAGATATTTAAACGATTGTGGCGTGAATCGTTCGTGATAGTGTTCTTCACAAAGAAGGTAGGTTCTTCAATAGCCTTATCTACGTCAAAAGCGTCAAGGATTGCCCCAACAGCTTTAGACTTGTTTTGGCAACCTTTTTCAACTAGGCGCTCTAGTTTGCGCAAGTTTGCGTCTGAAATGTTGGTAGAAAGTTTTTCTGCTTTAGGCTCTGTAATTTGGAGCTTACGGAAGAAAGTGTTCGTTTGTTCTGTAGCTTCTACAACAGGTTCTTTTTTCGCTTCTGCTTTCTTTTTAGCAGGTTTCTTAGCAACTTTCTTTTCAGGAGCTTCAACAGGAGTTTGTTCATCTTCAATAGCGTCTAAGATAACTTTCTTAGTTGTTTTAGTAGGTTGTTTAGTAGGTAGGTCAAATGTCATTTTTATTTCCTCTTTCTTAATTTTTAAATTATAAAATAGTGTTTCATGATTATTCTATTGTGTTGGAATGATTATAAAAATAATATCCCAACACAAAATGATAATCAAAATATGTTTAATTTATGCTAGGTCAATGCTGTTCTTGATTATTTCAAGACTTTCTTGTAGTTTGCTAAAGTATTTTTCGTAACTTTTATCACGATATTTTGAACGCTTCATAATATCAAAAACTGTTTTGTTTTCCAAACTAGCGTCACGGAAAATATTGCGTTTCCAGATATTTGTAATGAATAATTCATTATCTTTAGTCTGTTCTAAGTATTCATTTGTAGCAGTAATACCATGAGTTCCACCACCAGATTCAAGTAAGTTGCCTACAAAGACAATTTTGGCTTTCATGATAGGTTCAAAATCATCATTTACGAGGTTGTCGTCATTTTTGAGATTTTCTGCACGATTATATACATCAATAGCACCGTCCATTTCATCACGCCCTGAACCTGCAATAGCGATCAATAGGTCACTAGCTAAGTAAAAATTATCAAGCAAAACACCTTCACTATTGTGAGTGTCAATCACTACATAATCGTAGTAGTCACTTAATTTTGAACGTTTAAGCCAACGTCTAAAAATTTGTGGGTTTCTACGTTCTTTATGCTCAATATGATCTTCAACCTCTTTCAAGCTCTTAGTGGCTACAAGTAGGTCTAGGTTATCTTTAACCGTTAAAGGGCTAACAGGTTTCTTACGGAAGATATTCTCAAAGAGATTTTCGTCAGAAGAAATATTTACGATTTCTCCTTCTTCGTTTTCCTGATAGACAAAGCGCTTAGTAGTGTCTCCCTGACGGTTTGCGTCAATCAGTAGAACACGTCCATAGTAAGCGAGGTAATCAGCCAATAATGTTGCGATAGCCGATTTACCAACTCCCCCTTTTAGGGAAGTAATAGTTACAACTTTCATAATATACTCCTGAAATAATATAAGATTGTGTTTATCTTTTTGTGTTGAGATATATTAAAAAATAATCATCAAACACAAAAATATAATCACTTAACACAATTTAATAATATCACAATGAAAAACCTATGTCAACAAAAAAATAAAAAAAGTTTAATTTTTTTAAAAATAAAAAATCCTTTATTTATATAGTTGTAAGATGAAAATAATAATGGTATTATAGATTATATAAAAACACCAAGAGAGGAGATAAACTTGCAAAAACATAGGATAATTGAAAAAGAATATATTGCACTAACAGATGAAATCATGCAGTTTCTTAAAGAAAAGAAACTTACTCCTAAAGATTTTGTAGTCAATGGAATGAAAATCGGAACTACTTCTAAAATCTTTTATACGAGAGATAAAGAGAAGTTTTTTAAATTACGAGGAACAGTTATTCTGCAACTCTGCAAAATTTTAGATAAGAAAAAGAAGGGCAAATACTTTGAGAAGAAGCTACGGAAAATATTTGACCGAGATAAGCAGTTCTTTTTCAAATGGAGAAAAGAATTAAGAGAGACAGATGAAGTTGGTTCTGCTATTGCGACAAACAGTATTAGACAGCTTTATACAGGAGAGAATGAATTTCACTTTAGCATTGCTAAGATGATTCAACTCCTAGATTATATAAACGATTTAGAAATCGAAGCGCAACGAAAGAAGGAAGAAGAAAGTGGAAGTAAGAAAGTCAATAAAGCACGTTCCTACCTATGAGAAAACGAGGAACTATACAAACTTTGAACGTTATAAGACGTTTGATATTGAAGGATTCTTTGCTGATAAAAAACTAAAGATGGTAGAAGTGTTAAGCACTAAGCCATTAAAACTATTGGTAGAGATTGAGGAAGATAATACAATCTATCCAAAATATCAAGATGGCAATGTCGCAAACAATACAGGCAGACTATTTCGCTTGTATCTTGATACGCCTTCAAACCGTGAGGTACAGGCAGGTCAAGTTATGCGTTCAGAAAACCCTTATGTAGAGTTTGACTTTGAAGATTCATACGTCAAAGTTGTCTCTTATGAGAAACTGTTTGTCTATACAGGTGGGCTTGCCTTGATTGATAGAGAGCAAGAAAACCTGAAAGAATTTTATAGTGGGAGAGATTAGATGGTAGCTATTGAAGCAGAGAAGATACAAGGGTTGATGTTCTTTAGGGGCATTAACCAAGATATGATCTTTGAAGAAGCTGAGTTTGAAACAGTATGCGCTTATGAGAAGTCATCAGACGAGATCAGAATTATTTTACAAAACGTGAAGGTTGGTTCTTCTAACGAGGAAGAGCTAGTGTTTGTACGCTTGATTGGTTCAAATGGTAGAGGTTTACCAGTTGATTCTATGAAAAGTGGGTATAAAGTGACTATGGACGATATGGAGATTGAAAAAGTAACTCACGTTCGCTCACAATTAACAATTACGGTATCGTCTATCAAGTTAGGTGGCTACAGACTAAGCACAGATAATAAGATTGAAATTGTAGATTGATTGATAGAGAGGAGAATAAATGATTAGTAAGTATGAAGCATTGCAGGAAGAAATAAATAATCAACCTGCTTTGGGGCAACAACGATTAAAAGCTATGTTGCGATTTTTACAAGACGGTCAAGTAAGTGATTCTGAAATTACAAAAGTCCTGACGTATGAGTATAAAGGAAAGACAGAAGAACAAACCGAGCTTTACAATATCCTTGTAGGACTAGTGATTGACCTTTATGTTAAGAACAACGGTCAGGAAAAATTTTTGGAGTTATACAAAAGTTTGCAGGGAGAACCAGAACAGGAACAAGTTGAACCAGTTGAGGAGAAAGAAGAAAAGAATGAGCCTACTGAGGGCAATTCTACCATCATTGCTCCACAGCATACTGAACGGACACCACAGGCAGTCGCTCCAAGAAAAAGAATGAGACTTGCTTCTCCAAAACCAAAAGAGGAAGTCCAAGAGCCAGTAGTTGAACCAGTTGAGGAAGTTCTACCTATTGAGGAAGTAGCCGAGGTTGAAGAAATTAAGGAACAACCAGTAGAAACCAGACCGATAGAGCCAGTAACCTATGTAGAGCCTGAGCCTGAAATTGAAGAAGAATTAGAAGATACTGAGGTTGCTATTTCAGATGAATACGATAACGAAGATGAAGCTGACGTAGAAGTTGATTTGGACGAGTTGGACGAGGAAGAAGAAGTGGAAAAACGGAAGAAAAATGGTATTTTGAAGTATATTGTAGTTGGTGTTCCTACCCTGCTTGCGATTGGTGGTTTGGCTTTTTGGCAAGTTAATACTAACAGTAAGAATACTAGTCTTGCTGAACAGGAAGTCGCAAAAATCATGGAAGAAGCTCCTAAGAAGGAAGAAAAAGGAGCAGGCTTATCTAGTGTAGAGTTTGAAAATAATGTCAATGCTCTTACTACAGCCTTTGACACGATCAAGCAGAATGATAAGACAGGTCTTACAGGGTATTTCACGTTTGAAAACAAGAGATACTTAATTCAGAAGTACGACCAGTCAACAGGCTCTTTAACCGTCTTTGACGCAAAAGGGGAAAAGGTTGTCTATGATGACGAGTGGGTACAAAAGTTCATTGAAAACTCAAAAGCAAAATTAAATAAAACCGATAAGAAAGATGAACAAACGAAAAAATCTGATGATTCTTCAAAGAAAGATGATAAAAAGAAATCTGATTCAAGCGAAGCACAGACTGAGAAGAAAGAAGGGAGCAACTAATGAAGTTGAATTTTTCAGAGTTTAATTTGCAGGAGTGGTTATTTTTCGTACTGAAAGTTGTCTTAGTATTGGTACTACTCCTTTTACCCTTCCAGTTGGGCTATTCATTTAAGCATTATTATCATGTATTGGGATTTATGATTTTGCCTTTTACGGTTGGATTGATACCTGTTCTGTTTAATTTTAAAAATGCTTGGAAGTGGGTTGTGTTTGGCGTAGGGTTAATGACAACGGTTGTTTGGTTAGGCTTTAGCTTGTTTACTAGAACCTACATAGGCTATATGGGTGCAGATGGCTTTAGGGTATTGGATCAAAGCAATCCTAACTTTGTCTTTTCTGTATCAGATAAAGATAAGTCTGCAATCGAGGGTAGCTCATACATAGTATTTATGAACCCAACGTGTGAAGCGTGTCAGGCAACAGTTCCAAAATTACAAAGCCTTACAGGTAGAGCGCAGACAGCAATAGTCTATGTGGACGTGACAAGTGATTTTGGTGGGGAATATGTAAAACATTTTCCAGATATTGACAAAGTTCCTACTGCTTACAATCGTGAAACAGGAGAGGTGTTGCGTCTAGGCTATCATACAGATAATGGCATTGAAATTTTAGACGAAAACATCAATAAAATAGCAAACGATACAAAATACTAGAAAGAGAGAATAATAAACATGGCTAAAACAGAAGAACAAATTAAAGAGGAATTTCTATTTATTGTTGAGAACAACAAGGATTTGCTAGAACACGTCATTGCTTCCTACAATAACTTTTTGGCAGAATACCGTAAGTTCTTAGGAAAAGACTATGCTACGCTTACTATCTATGAAGCGATTGAATCGGCAGAAAGCTACGCCCTGCAAAAAGATGAAGAAGAAGGGGGAACGTTCTACGCAGAGCTTCTAACGGATTGGTATGACGAGCAAGTTTTGGAATGGAAGAAACGCCTTGACGGATTGAAGAATGACTATATGATTGAGAGTGTTCCAGTAGTTGATCCAGAAGATAACGTGGATTGGGGAGATTACGTCCGACCAGTTATTTATGATATTACGGATTGGGGCTTCCTAATCGTTCCTGACGAAAAACACTTAGTAGAGAATGATATTAAGGGGATAGAGCATATTGTCTATACGGTTGAATACTACAATTTCCCTATCTACTCAGAGGAAGATTTTGAACAGTCAGAGGAATTGCAGGAATACTACAAGAGCTACAAGCGATATGAAGCGCTGTTGCGTGAAAACAACATCACAGCAACCGATACTTGGAAGTTTGCTTTAAACCCAGACTTTACCTATGACAAGTGGGCAGGGCGTAAGGTAACAACACCAGAAGATACGCTCACTCTTGCTCAATATCTCAATCAATGCTTGCAACGTATCAGCAATGATATTGAAGAAATGATGACAAGTGTAGCAAAATCAGAACAGGCTCACTTGTACTTGAAGGAAACTTACTATGATGATAACAAAGCAGAACAACTATTCAAAACATGGATTGCTACGAAAGGCTATTAGTATTGGCTTTCTACTAACTTTTTGTGTAGTAGGTGTGGCTTGCTCAAAGCAGGTAGCAACCGTAAATAACAACGCAGAAGTTCCAGAGAGCTTGAAAGCTCAGAAGGAAGAAAAAGGCAATCTTAGCAAAGAAGATTATCAAGCGCTCAGAAATGCTCTAGTGAAGAATGGCTTGTATATCAACAAAGATGATACATTAGGTGGGGTATTCAACCTATCTGACGGAGCAATTATGCGAGTTTATCGCTTGGACGGAGACGGTAATCTTTGGGGAGTAGTTAAGACAGGAGAGAACGAAGAAAAAATTGCAGTCTTTGACTATGCTTCTGTTTTGACCTATATTGAACGGAAAGAAAGTGCGAGTGTAGAATAAAATGGCTCAGAATTATATTTTTGTCCGTTTGAATTTAAGACGGTTGAACAAGTACGAAAAACAACGAGTAGAACGGTTAGTAGAAAATTTGCAACGCAAGAGTGATGACAAAAACCGTTATGTGTTTATATCGTTGTTGGAGTGGCGCAAAATTGAGGACAAAATAGTATTGCGCCCTGATTTATACAAAAACCTAGAAGTTGATCTTGTGAATATGCCAGAAGAAAACATTATGAGAGGTGGAACTGTTGGGAGTGAAGAATTTATGAGTTGGGTAGAAAAACTCCCTAGAAGTGATATTTTTCATAATGAAGGCGATATTGAGATTGACGGTTTAGTGTTTTGGGATAGTCCAGATGAAGGGTAAGTAAGAAATGTTTGAAAAAATTGGAGTATGGTTAGACGACCTAGAGGACTTAGTAAAAGCGTCCGATTGGAAGAAGATTACACTAGTAACGATTATCCCTGTAATCGTAGCATTTATTTTAGGTGGTGTGTTCTTCTCTAAAAAGGTAACGGTAACGCAGGCTTACACGACTGACGAAGTAGGTAAGCTATTCTCTACTCAGGATTTGCCAACGCAGATTGGGAATATCGAAAACAACGAGCTGAAAGTAGTTCAAGGTCAACTAGCAGATATTCAAGTAGAGCAAGAGAAAGATAAGAATGGTAATGAGACGGACTTTGCATTGAACTTTACGAAGTTGAACGCAGATACGGAGCTTAATAATTTCTTTAAGACGCTCATTGGTATTCGTTATGACACGAAGGTAGATACAGCCTTCAAGAGTTTGAAGCCTTATCTAGCTTCTAGTGTGAACTCAGAAAAGCCTGCTGATGAAGATAAAACTCAGAAAAGTGAAAGCGAAGCTAAGAAAAATGAAGGTGGAGCTGACACAGATTTAAGCGTGCAACAAAATATCTATAATCTTTTGGCTTCTCAATCGTGGGGGAAAGAAACACAATCAACTACAGCTCTAGCAAGTCCTGTTATGGTGTCAGTTATGAGTGGTTCTACAAGCTCTAACCGATACTTTCAGGTGTTAGTTCCAGTCACAAATGACAAGCGAGACTTTGCCTTACTTAACTACATTGTTAAGACAAATAAAGAAGGTAAAATCCTTGCCTGCACTTATACAGGAGCTTTGCAGGGGTATTCTGATATGAATACATACTACAAGAAAATAATTGACCTTTTGCAAGGAAACACAGTAAGAGACGACAAAGGGGGCTACAGCACCAATGAGAACAAAGAAGATTTTAACCATCACAAAGTAGGAGAATAACTATGAACAGTTTAACTAAAAAAATACTACTTAGCTTGCTTGGGTTAGTGCTGATTGGTACGGTTTGTTTCTTCCTGTTCTTTAACAAGAAAAGTACAGGGAATGACTTTAAGTTAGAGGAAGCAAGTGTTCAAACAACTAAGTCGCAAGAGGAAACGACAGAAAAAGTTGAACTTATCGCTAGTGATCCACAAAAAGAACTAGAAAAGACTTTGGAAAAACCAAATGAGCAAGTAACAGGAGAACAAGCTGAGACCACTAAAAAGATGATTCAAGTCATGGTTGACGCTCTTGAAAAAACTACTGACAAGCAATCTATCGTACCTGATAGGCTCAATCATAACCTATCAAGCTATCGCAGAGATTTAATGATTATCAAGGAGAAAATGCTTCTAAAATACAAGTATGACGCTTCTAAAACTAAGGTTTTCAAGTCTAACCTAGACGGAACACTACAGTTTACAATCACGTTTACTGATGGTAAGAATATCCTAGTCTATTCAGGAAACTACGATACTATGACAGAGCAGATTCAACTTGCAACTTACAGGGAAGGAGAGTAGATATGGCAGAAGTAATCTCAATTCAAGGCTACACTTTGGCAGGCTTAAACTTTGCAGTTAAGAATGTAGCAGAAAATAAGAAGCTGTTTGGTGCTAGGCTTGAAACGTGGCTACATAGGATTGATGACGCAGGGGGAGACTTGTCTGACGAAGATAAGAAAGTCTTTGGAGACCAAGAACAAGCTATCCAGTTTGTAGTCTTTGGTACTATCTCTAGCCAAGAGGATATTGAGAAAGAACTAAAGGCGCTATGTGACCTAGTTGTACCACTTAATAAGCTAGAGGATTGGGCTAGTCACAACCTTACCGTCCTAGAAGAAGGCGAAAAGGAAGCTGACGCAGAAGATAAAGAACTTTATTCAAGTGTTATCCGTGCAATCCAAGGCTTTTATACAGAAGCTAGTGACCTATCTAGTCAAGTCTCAGAACTAACAGAACAACTCAAACGCTCAAAAGAGCTGATGGCTGTTGTCTAAAGCAAAAAAGCAAGTTCACAAATAGCTTGCTTTTTTTGATACAATAAAATAGACAACACGAAGGAGAGTAGATATGGTTACGATTAAACGAAAAACAGAAAATAAAGATGATTCATTAAGACAAGCAACCCTCATGTTTGAAAAGCGCTTTGACTTGCAGGACTTTACAGCAACTTTGATTGAAGCTGAACCAAGCACCATCAAGGAACTTGTAGAAGATTATCTGCATACAGAGGGTTTTCCTAAAGGCGTGACGTATATTGACGTGGATTGGCACTTAAAACCACGCCTGAGAGCGTCTTATGACAAGTGGGTAGAATTAGGTATCAATGAAGGATATATCGCAGATGATGACCTGAGAGACGGTCTGAGAGCGTTCTTTGATACAGGACGAGCAACGCAGATGGCATTGAAAGAATGGAGTAAAAGCCATTTAGTAGATTTAGAAGTAGTCTTGAATGAAACCCTTGAAAATTGGGAACACAGAATGGGTGGCTCAGAAGAATTGCTTGATAATTTCTATAGCCTATTTGACGCTATGCAAGTCAACAAGCTCTTGACAGAAAATATTGATAGTTACCCTGAATTGGTTGAAGAATTTAGAGACAAAACCAAGGAAGTAGGGCTTGATAATGCAAAGCTCAACAACACTCACTACAGAGTGAAGGTCAACGCGCAAGGAAACGAAAGCGATATTGTCCTTTTAATGACCTTGATCTTGAATATCAATAAACCACAGGCGCTAGATAGCATACCTAAAATGACTGCTGATGACTTTAACACGCTCTTATGTTTGCCTAGCATTTTTAGAAAGCTAAGTAAGAACGTTGAACTATTAGACAGCGTGGACGAGTGGGAAGAAAGAAACAAGCAGATTGCTTCTGAGAGAGTGGCTATCCAGAAAATCTCCCAGATTTTGACAGAGAGCTTTAACCCAGAAGAAATTCTACAACAATTAGTAGCAACTCCTAGTCCAGATAACCCTTACTATCAGAAACTTGAAGTGTTAGCAGAAGAACGTCATGTATCTGTTGAGAAATTATTGTCGCAAAAACTCAAAGCAACCGTAAAATTCAATGGAGATATGGCTGATTTATCAAAGAAATTGCTTGATACAAAGCTATCAGAATATGAGATTTATAAAAAATTTGTATCGAAGGAGAAAGAAATAATTAGTGGTTTATGGTTAGAAAAACCATTAAAAAATTCACTAAGTGTTGAAATAAAAGTAAAATAGAGAAGAAAAAGTATTGTTTTATAAAATATAATTCAATACTTTTTTGTTACTTATTGCTTGATTTTTCTAAAAGAAAGTGCTATAATTTGAATAATCTTGTATGTCACAAAGGGGGTGTTAAAATGAAATCAAAACGTGACATTTATGAGCCTATGGCAGTTGAACTTGGTTTGACTAAAAAAGGCGCAAAGGACGCTGTAAACTATGTGTTTGGAGAAATCGCAAAACACTTGGCTGATGGAGAAAAAGTTCGTATTGACGGCTTTGGAATCTTTGAAGTTCGAGAACGTGCTGAACGTAAAGGACGCAATCCACAGACAGGTGCAACAATCACTATTACAGCTAAGAAGTCTCCTGCATTTAAAGCAGGTAAGGGATTGAAAGATAAAGTCAATGAGGCTTAATCTTTATGAAAAAGAAAGGAAATCAATCTTAATGGAATTGAAAGAAAAAGGACACGGTTTTATTCGTAAGAACAAAGCAGGGAAAGTTGTTACAGGAATTATTCTTGGTTCAACAATGTTCCTAGCAGGGCAAGTAGCTTCTGCTGATGAAGTAAAAGCGCCAACAGACGCAAAACCTGTAGCAACAGCAACTACAGAAACACCAAAAACAACTAATACAGAAGCTCCAAAACAAGAGGTGCAAGCTGAAACTAAAGAAGCACCTAAAACCGAAGAAGTGAAAGATCAAGCAGGTCTTGACAAGAAATATTCTGAACTTAAAGACCAAGCTAAGAAACTTGATGTAGAAGTCAAGGAAGGTAAAGAAGTCACTCATAAAACAGTAGCAGACGCTTCTAAAGACCTTGATGAACAAGGCAAAAAAGTTGAAGAACTTGCTAAAGGACGTGACGAAGCTAACGCAAAATTGCAAAAAGCTATTTCTGACGCAAAAGCTGTAGGTATCAACGTACAACTTGATGAAAAAGTAATGTATGATACTCTTGCTAAAGGCGAAGAAGATATTGCTAAACAAGTTGAAGAATTGAACGCTTTGACTGCAAAAGTTAAAGACGCACAAGCTCGTTTGTCTAAAGCAGTTGAAATGGCTCAACAAGCAGGCGTTAAGTTTGAAGGCGTGAAAACTATTGACCTTAAAGATGGCGATATTGAAACCTTCTCAAAACAAGTTGAAGAAGCTGAAAAGGCTCTTAATCAAATTGTAGCGCAACAAAAAACAGTAAGCGCTGAATTGAATAAAGCTGTAGCAGACGCAAAAGCTAAAGGCGTAAACGTTACTGTAGAAGGCGAAACTGTAGTTGAACCTAAAGACGCACAAAAAGCACTTGCAGACGCAAAAGCTAAAATTGCTAAAGCACTTGCAGACGCAGAAGCAAAAAACAAAACGATCCGTGAAAACAATGCTAAAGTGACCGTAGCTAACAAAAATGCAAAAGCAGAACTTGTAAGTGGCTCAACAGCAACTAAGAACGCTGACGGAACTTACACTCAAACACTTGCTGTTAAAAATGAAAAAGCAGGAAGCAAATGGAGTGGAAACCTAGCAAATACTGGTAGCGCTGAAATTGTTTCAGTTAAGTTGGTATCTCCTTCTGGTAAAGAAACAGTCTTTGCAAATGGCAAAATTGATTCTTCTAAAACACTTGATGAAGTAGGAGAATACAAACTTGTTTATACTTTCAAAGCTAAAGACAACACAGCAGGTAACATTTCTGGTAAGTTGAATGTTGAAGGACAAGCAGGACAAGCAGGTAAAGTCACAGGAAACCTAGCTTTTGCAACTAAAACAGCTACAAAAGTAACTAACGAAGCTAAACCTCGTAATTTCCTAGTAGCTATTGATGGTTCAGGTTCAACAGTAGGTGGAACTAAAAAACAAATCTTGGAAGATTTAACGACTATCGCAGAAAGTATGAACGACCAAGATAAAGTTATGTTGGCATTTTATGAAACTAACAACTCAGGTTCATATTACACAACAGGAGAGGCTGACTATGACCGTCCTGTTTCACGTCTAATGACTAAAAAGGAATTGTTAGACATTCTTGAAGTCATTAAACCTAATAAAAACAACTATTTCAACGGTGGTAGATGGCAAAACGAACTTGTGAAGAACAAACTCATTTACGACTTCAAAGGAAAACAAGGAATGCAAGAATTTGAGAACTTGTTTGATGAAGTTCGTGACAAGAGCGCAACAGCAATCGTAATGCAGTTGACAGATGATTGGAAAATGCCAGATGAAACCTATGATGGTTCTATCGCTGATTGGGCTAAACAACACGCTAAGACATTTATGAGTATTGTCTATGGTGACGCTAGTTCAAGAGCTAATCAGGAAATGATTAAAGTAGGACACCCAAATATCTATCTTGCTGAACAAAACGGAGAATTGATCCCTAATGATGTTCGCAGTCAAAAAATCAAAGAGCAAATCACAGCTACAACAGTTGAAAAAGTGACTAAAGGCGAAGCGCAAACTGTTAAAGTTACAGTTGGTGGCAATGGCGTGACTGTCACTAAAGCAACGCTTAAAGGTGCAACTACTAAAGACCTTGCTATTAAAGATGGCAAAGTTGACTTTTCAGAAAAACTTGCTGATGGCAACTACACTCTTGAATTTGAAGTAACTGGTAACGGAACAGTAACAACTGTTGTTACTATTGACGGTAAAGAAGTTGCTAAGAAATCTGCTGAAATTAAATCAACAGCAGGCTCTAACGGTTCTTCAAGTGCTAAAGAAGATAAGTTGCAACCTTCTAAATTAGGTGCTACAACAAATGAAGTTAAGCCAGAAGCAGTAAAATTAGCTAAAATCTCTTTGAAAGCACAAAAACCACAAGTAGGCAAGGTTGAAGCTAAAGCTCATGAAGTCTCTGTTTCATCAGAAGTACACCCTGTAGCTGTAGCTAAAAAAGCAGTTGCTAAACCAACAGCAAAAGTTCTTCCAAACACAGGTTCAACAGCCTCAGTTGCCCTTGTAATGGCAGGTGTAGGAATGTTATCTCTAGCAGGTGCAAGCCTCAAAAAGAAAAAAGACTAATATAAATTTGTATTTTTAGGTTATTGGGCGTTTGTTCCTGAACAGCGCCCTCTAATCAAGAAAAGAAAGGAAAAAACAAATAATGAAGAAAACAGAAAATGTTAAAGGTCATGGCTATTTTCGTAAAACTAGTATTGGACTAGTTTGTGGAATTGCGCTTACAGGAGCGTTTTTCCTCGGTGCTAATGGAGTTTCGGCAGATGAAGCAACAGCACCAACAACAGCAACTCCAAATACTACAGCTACAGCAAACGAAAGCAAGACTGTAACGGTTGATGAAGGCTTGACTGAGACAGCAAACAAGGCAAAAGAAGCAGGGTTGAAAGTTAATGCTGAACCAACTAAAAACCTTGGTGTTGCTAACACAGAAGATGAAGCTAAGAAGATTGAAGCACAAGCTAAAAAAGACGTAGCCGACCAAAAAGCAGAAATCGAAAAACAAGTAAAAGACTATCAAGCACAATCACAAGCAGGCGACAAGAAACGTCAAGAAACTATTGATAAGCTAAATCAAGAAGGAAAAATCTATGACACTACTGCTGATGGCTTGCGTGAAATGGGCGATGACGCTTATAACAAAGGTCAAACTAGCTATGGCGAGTTCACGTCAAGCAAGGGTACAGTACGTTATTTGAACGCACCTAGTGAGTTCAACGCAGATAAAATTGATCCAACGGTTGCTGTTTTAGATTCTGCTATCGGTACAGCTCCTAAAGAAATCACTATGAAGTATGCAGGTGGGAACGTATTTGGTGGTACACACAACTCTCTTAAAGACCGTTCATCACTTAAAGTAGTTCCTATCTTGGTAAATGATGGAGAAACTATCACTTATAAAGTAAATGTTGCAGGGGATTCTGAGCTTGGTAAGTTAGGAATTAAAACAGTTGAACGTTCGCTTACTCTAAAAGGTTCTCCTGTAGGAGCAAAAGGGAAAGTGGCACTTTTGGCAGACCGTACAGGTTCAGTTCTTTCTAACTATATCTTTGGTGGTTTGGGTAAAGCAAGCGAAGTTATGAATAACGGTAAAGAGTTTGATGTTTTAAGTACATGGAACTACCTTGACGCTTCTGGTAAAGCTATTGATTCTAAAGAATTGGCTTCTAAATTTGTGAATACTAAATGGTATCCTACTCTTAACCTTAAAGCAAGTGAAATTAAAACAGCTCCAACAACAGATAATAAACCTCATAACCTTCACTATGGGGTTGATGATACAAAAACATTATCTGATACCTTTGTTAATGGTGGTAGCAAATTTACAGAAAACACTAGAAAATTAAAGTTGGGAGAATATGGAGCTAAAGCTATTGATCCAACTCAAAACTTGATGGATTATCATTCAAAACTACCTGCACCAGTTAATGAAAACTTTTCTAGCCCTAAAGAAGCTCCAACAGTAAACTATCATCTTGTATCTTATACAGTAAATAAACCAAAAGCTACAAACAATGCTGATAAGGTTAAAAAAGGTTCAATCGTTCAAGTGTTTATTGAAGAAGGTGGAAAAGAAATTGCACCTAAGACAAACACAGGCGAAAAACCAGTAGATGAAACAGTTAAGTTGACACACCCTAACGAAATCACGTTTGAAGGTAAAACTTATACTTTCACTAAACAAGACAAAGTTGATCCAACTAAAATTCCTAACGGAACTGAAACAATCACTTATGTTTATAAGTTGAAGGAAACACCAAAACCAGTTGAAAAACCAACACCAGTTCCTACACCAACACCAAAACCAACACCTACTCCTACACCAGTTCCAGCGCCAGTTGAAAAACCAACTACAATTCACATTGATACAAATGGGAAACCTGTAGCTCCTAAAGAAGATGGTACTAAGCCATTTAAGACCATTGATGGTTATGAGCCTGCTCCTAAAGATTCTAAGAACGTAGTAAATCCAAAAGGCGAAACAGTCCGTGTTTACAGCGTTATCAAGAAAGGTAATGTAGAAGTACGTTATATCAAAGATGATAAAGAACGTACAGTCCTTAAAGAACCAGTTGCAGACACAGTAGGTGGAAAAGTTGGTTCAGACTATGACACTACAGACCACAAGCCAGTAGCAATCACTAAAGATGGTGTAACATACGAACTTGTTCGTACAGAAGGTGTTGAAAAAGGTAAAGTTGTAGAAGGTAAAACAGTTGTAACTTACGTTTACCGTGAAGTACAAAAACCTATCACAATCCACATTGACACAGAAGGCAATCCAGTAGCACCACAAGAAGATGGCACTAAACCATTTAAAGAAATTGAAGGCTACAAACCTGCTCCTAAAGATTCTAAGAACGTGGAAGATCCAAAAGGGGTTACAGTTCGTGTTTATGAAAAAGTGAAGCCAGAAGCTCCACAGGAAGCTCCTAAGACACCAGAACAACCTCAAAAACCACAAGGTCAACAACCTGCTACACAAACAGTAGCAACTAAACAGTTGCCAAATACAGGCTCAGAAGCAAGCACAGCTCTTGCTATCGCAGGTCTAGGCGTACTAGGTTTGGGTGCATTGGCTTACAAAAAGAAAGAAAACTAATATAGTTTATTTCTAAAAAGTATATTCATGCTATAATCAGAAAACAGCGTACTTGTACGCTGTTTTTTGTTGAATATGGAAGATGAAATTGCAGTTGCAAAGGCGCAAAATGGACTAAAACACAAAAACATAAGATAAAAACACAAAAAAAATAATAAAAACTCTTGACACTTTCTAAGAAAGGGTGTATAATATAATCATAAAACAACTAGGAGAACAAAGGAATGAAAAATCTGAAACTTAGAGCTTGGGATAAAGAGTTTAACTTAATGTCTGTAGTGACTGGACTTGATTATTGGTCTGAGGTCGTTGAAATGTCAGACGGAGAGTTATATATACAAAAACTTGATAAAGTTGAGCTTATGTGTTCAACAGGCTTGTTTGATAAAAAGGGAGCAGAAATCTTTGAGGGAGATATTCTTGCTGACCTAAGTGAAAGTGGAGACGAGCGTGTTTACCTGTATGTTATCTACAAAGACGGTAAGTTCATGGCAGTAGAAAACGAGGAACACGGATATACTGCTGACCTGATTGATTGCACTACCTACCACTCAGTCGTAGGGAATATCTATGAAAATGCTAAGTTATTAGGACGATAAGGAGAAAGAAAATGGAACTAGTAGTAAAAGGAACTTATGACAAGAAAAACGAGCGTTGGTATGTTGATACTGACGAAGCAACAGTAGAAGCAATGAACAGCTTTTTAGAAGAACATGACCTAGACGTGTTTGAAGCATGGTTGGGATATTTGGAAGATGGAATGAGTAGCGAAGCATTGGCTTTTGTTGACTTATTGCAAACTACCGAAGATGAAATTGAACTTGCAGACGGTAGCAAGATTAAGTTAGTAGAAGGTTAGGAGAAAGAATGGAACAACGTTTTACAAAGAAAGACTTTTTTGTAGGTCAGGAAGTTTACGCAGAATGTGTAAATACAGGTGGTCTATTATTAAACCGAGGAGAGATTACAGAAGAAGTTGTAACTAAAGTAGGGAATAAATTTGTCACTACTACAAACGTACCTATCTTATCGCAAGTGGAGTAGAAATGAGTGATTATAGTCCGAACTTTGTATTGTGGAACAATAAGGACGAAGCAAAAGTAAAAGTAGATAAAGATAAGGTGTTTTCAAAACTTATAAGTCTATTCAGGCTTGATAATTGCAGTTTACAGGAGCAAAGGCTCTACAAGAAACTGAGCCTAGAGGATTTGCAAGAGATTGAGCGAATCATTGACAAAGGAGAAACAAAGTAAATGAAGGTATATAACGCAATCGGAACAGTCTATCATACTTTAGGCAGATTGAGAGGGAAAGAGCTTATCGGCTCTTTCTCAACGCTAGAACAAGCAAGAAACGCAGTCAGTCAGGAAGCAAGCAACTATGACGAAGTGGGAATAGTTGTCGCAGAGCTTGACAAGGTAGAAACAAAGGAGCTGTAAAAGGAGTAGCTATGAAACAACCTATAACACAAGATAACATTGTATGGCAGTTGCCTATGGCAAGTGCAGAAAATAATAACACAGGCTATATTCATGGCAATGCGAAACCTCATGCTTTTGCAGTTTGTGACGATAATCTTATAAACAACTGGTCTTTATGTAAAAAATACAGTCAATACACTACAGAGTTTGAGAGTATCAATATTGAAGGTGTTGAGGAAAAACACTTGTGTAAGAAGTGCTTGAACTTATACAAAAAATTAGAAAAGGGGCTATAACATGGAACTTAAAGGGAAAACCAGAGAGGGAGAACTTGTTACTTTGCTATCAGGGAAAGATAGCTACACTATCGAAGTAGTAGCAAGCGAAGATGAAAAAGGTAAGAAGAAGTCTGACAAGAAAGAGCCAGTACGGATTGGGAACTACAAGAATGAATTTCCTAAGAGTTCGCTTGAAATGTACGAAATTAAGAAGCATGGTGGCGAAACAGGAGTGAAGATCAAATTTGCAGGGGAACGGTTTACCTTCTCTTTTGTAACTGAGACACCATACGAAAAAGTGGTAGAAATGCTAGAGGTAGGTCAAGATGGAAAATAAAAATAAGTCTGAAATCTGGGTAAAAGGGTATAAGGATAAGGACGGAGATATTATTATCTCACTAGGTAATGACGGTTATCACAGAGTGTTAAAAGACTATGTGGATTTAGGAATAGTTGAGGTAAAAGAAGTATGACAGCAAAAGAAGTGAAAATCTATACTTACAAGATAAGTATTGTAGAAGGAAATATCAAAATCGAAGAAATTGTGTTTAATGCCATAGAAAAGCAGAAAACGTATATTTTGAAACAAGATGGAGATAACACTACTAAGAGAGTGGTTTATAATCTTAATGAACCTATCGAAGATAGTATTGTTTCAGAAAAGCGTGACAATTTCTTTCGTGGTAGGAGAACTTTGAAGAAAGATGAATTGAATGAGCTGAATAATTCTCCATTCGAGGACGCACTATATATCTATTATAGTGAGCCTTCTTTAGAAAAGGCTATGTCAAGATTTAAGAAAACTCTAGGAAATCGTAGTGTAAGACTTGGGATAAAAATTGACGAGCTGACAATTAAGAAGCAGACTTGTGAGAAGTTTGTTGCTGATGTGGAAATTTAAAAATAAAGGGGAGAATAATTGACAAACACAACAAAGGAACATAGCCTAGAAGCAAGCAAGCAAGCAAGCAAGCAAGCAAGCAAGCAAGCAAGCAAGCAAGCAATAAGTCTGTATATGCACCGATAGGAGCTTCTAACCACTCAAAACATGAAAGACACCAAGAGGACTATTATGCGACTGATCCAGTAGCAGTAGATTATTTGCTGAATGTTGAAAGTTTTAAGAATGTATTAGAACCTGCTTGTGGAGAAGGACACCTGAGTAAAAGGTTGATTGAGTTAGGAGTAGAAGTACACTCTAGCGATTTAATAGACCGTGGCTATGGGGGAGTGGCTGACTTTTTCGGTATAGAAAAATGGGAAGGGGATTTAATAACCAACCCCCCATACAATATAGCTCAGAAGTTTGTAGAGCATAGCTTAAAAGTTGTTCCAGAAGGAAACAAGGTAGCAATGTTTCTAAAGCTGACTTTTCTTGAAGGTCAGGCAAGGCGCAAAATGTTTGAAAAATACCCCCCAAAGACCGTGTATGTTTTTAGCAAGAGAATCAAGTGTGCTAAAGGTGGGGATTTTAATGGCTTTTCATCTAGCGCAGTTGCTTACGCTTGGTTTGTTTGGGAGAAGGGGTTTAAAGGCAAACCACAAATCGAATGGATAGATTAAAAGGACTAGATCAACTAGCCTTTTTATTTGCCCCTAAATTGGCTTGTATGACGTTTTAAGGCAAAACAGCATAATTCTAGGTTGAGTATTATAAAACGTAACAGGGGCTAAAATAAGGGGTAATACGGACGAGTTAGAGGTAAATATATTTTGGAGAGTGGATAGAAAGCAACAGATAAGGGGGGATAGAAGATAAAACACAAAAAAATAATACGAAAACACATAAAAATAATACAAATCATTGACAAAAAGTATAAAAAGGTGTATAATATAAACATAAAGAAATTAAGAAACAGAGGTACAAAATATGGAGTTTAAAAGGTTCATGGACTTGTTGCAGGACAAGGGAGTTAAACTTGTTTACATGGAAAGTCATAAGAAACTGGTGGAGTGGAATCCAGAACTTGAAGATACCTACAATGTTTTTGCTGAGAAAGACGGTAAAACAGTTATGCTTGAAAGTGACGAAACTGTTATCTCATGGAGCAAGCATGGATTGGAACTACAAGAACTTATTGCAGTTCGTTCAGTTTTGAGTTCGCTTTGTGAGGGCGTGATACCTTTTGCAGAGTTGATTAAACAGCTTATCAAAGAGCAAGGGAGCTATTCTGAATACGTTAAAGCAGTCATTCAGATTGAAGATGAAGGAGCAACGAAAGAGGACTTAGACAGAGCCTACGACTTTTTCATGGAAAGTGATGATTGCACGTTGATTAGTCAAGAATTGATTGACGTACTAGCTGACAAGTAATATCAGGGGGGGAGCGCCCCTTTAAAAAGGAGAATCGCAAAATGAAACTAAGAAAAGCAGATATTGAAAAAGCATACTCAGAACAACTTGAAAACCTACTACAGCAAGGCTATGAGCTAGTAGGGGAGAAAGAACTAGAATATCTAGGAGACGACAAAATCAATCCAGAGATAGCAATATTGAAGAAGGACGGTAAGTGTTTTGAACTAGCTTTTTGGGTTAGTTTGTTAAGTCAAGAGACGGTTAAGTGGACTATGGCTTTGACAGACTATGATAAATCACGGTGGCTTTATCATTATCGAGGAGTGGAAAATCAACTAGAAAACCCTTTTGTCTATTATGAGTATTCGCCTAAACCAAAAGACAAAGCTATTAAAAGAGAAGATTGTATTTTCTCTACGGAAAGTGAAGGGATCCAGTTTGCTAGAAGTCGTATGCAATAGAAACATAAATAGCCTGTAAAAGAGCAGGTTATTTTTATATGTAACAAGATAACCCAAAAAAATAATACGAACCCACAAAAAAATAATCAAAAACTATTGACAACCACTAAAAAAGAGTGTATAATATAAACATAAATAAGAAAAGAGGAATACTTATGGAAGCAGAAAACGAAAAGACACTAGAACAGGCTCAACTTTTGGAAGAAATGTCAAAAGATTATTGGGAATTAGTAAATCAAGAAAGTAGTCAAATGTTTGTAAACGCCCAGCGTTTAAGTGGTCTTACAATTCGAGCTATTGCACTACAAGCAGGAGCAAGAGCGTTAAAGGAACAAGTAGATAAAGGAAATTAAAGAAACAAACCAAGGGCAACGCAACAAAGCCCTATCAAAAGGAGAATTGCAATGGGATTGGATATGTACCTATACAAGACAAAGAAGGTAGAAGGTTTTTCTGCTATGGACTACGCTTATGCAGATATGGCGTTAGATTTTAAACGAGAAAAAGCTAAGGCAAAAGATCGTGGAGAGAAATTCACGGAAACTCTAGTGTCTTGGGGCGTTCCAGAAAGCATGACTTTAGGGAAAGCAAAAGTCCTAGAAAGCGAGAGCAAGAATGTAGGAGTTTACTTTGACTACTTTAGCATTTTTGATAAAATTGGGTATTGGCGTAAAGCCAATCATATTCACGCTTGGTTTGTCAATAAAGTGCAAGGTGGAACAGACGACTGCTCTTATTATTTCGTAACAAAAGACCACTTTTTAGAGCTAAAAGAGGCTTGCGAGAAGGTAGTAGCATTAAACCCTTATCCTACTATTGAGGAAGAAGATGACCTTTTCTATGCTAGTGCTTCAACACTAATTGAAAGTGGAGTTATCAGTAAGGAAGATTATAAAGAACTGGAAGCTAAACTAGAAGAAATTATGCCAACGCAAGCAGGCTTCTTCTTTGGTGGAACAGATTATTGCCCTTGTTACTTTGATGATGTAAAAGAAACGCTAGAAATCGCCAATAAAGTCCTTGAAAATGGAGATTTTGATAAAGAGGTATATCTATATCATTCTTCATGGTAAAAGCACCCCCTTCTCCCCTACTTACGCAACAATAGTAGGGGGGTAAGGATATAACCACTTAATACAGAGATAGGTAAGAGTTTCGCAAACAATCTCCTTTTATAATTGAAACTTGAAACACATAAACTCCGTAAATACCAAACTACCTATCTCTATATAAGGTGGTTATGAATAACCGAAAAACAAAAAATAAAGGAGAATCGCAACGTGTATCTAGGACAACTATTAGCCTATCCTATATGGCTATATATAGGAGCAAGTGTAATCACTATTGTAGGTAGTGCAATAAAAAACAGTAAGGGGTAGGAAGTCCTACTCCTTCTGCTTTTTGTCAAGACGACACAAAAAAATAATCAAAAAACGCAAAAAAGTGTTGACAAAGATTATAAAAGAGTGTATAATATAATCATAAAGAAATTAAGAAAAGCCCTATTGGTAGATTTATAAAGGGATAGAGAGAAAGTTCTCCGATACCAAACGTAATTTTTCATTTTATACTGATTGATCCAAAGAGAACAAAACAAAAAAATAATAAAACTTTCTTCAAAAAAATCTCTATCCCGTTACAAGTCTATCAGTAAGGCAAAAAAAATAAAGAAATCTAGTTGGTAGTTTTATAAAGGGGTATAGATAAGGTCTCCCAAAAACATTTACCTAAATTACACTATTGAAGGATATTTGCGGAAACACTTATCCTAAATGTTTTTACAAAAACTGATGATAATAAAACTTTGCCTTTCTATACTCCGTTATAAGATTATCAACTACAAGGAGAAATCTCATGTCAAGTTTCATTCAAGAAATCAAAATCGCAACAACTACTTCACTTGATGTCATTATGAAAAATGGGAGAGCCTATCGTTACATTGGAATTGATCCAGAGTTACTACTTGACCTTATTTCAGACTATGCTGAAATTGTTATTGAAGGTGGTAGCGTAGGACGTTTTTACAACGAGAATATCAAAGGCTTGTATGAGACAGAGGAGTTGGAAACAACAACTAAGGACAATGCACCTGACCTAAAAGAATTGCTTGAAACCTTGCAAGAAGGACGAGCGCTTTTAGTAGGTAACAAAGAAGAATTAGACGAGTTGTTAAAAGTGATTGCTGAACACTACAACGTAAAAATCAACTACCAAGGCTTACTAAAAGACTACCACTCAATCACAGGAGAAGGTTGTATCACAATCAGACGTGGGGAACTACTACTTGTTCCAGTTAAACAAGTAGGGTATGATAATTGCGTAGCTTATGCAAGCATTAAACGTATCGCAACGCAGATTGTTGTAGTCAATGAAATTGACAAAGCAGACACTTATCTCTATGATGTCACTCTAAGTAGCAAGGAAGAAGAAACAGAGTTGTCTGAGGACGACACAGAGCCTTCTACAAGCGCCAAAGACACAGAGCCTAGCAAGAGCCTAGACGATAAAGAAATGGCACTACAAGCCTTAAATCTGCTTGAAAAAGTGATTGGAGAAAAAGGTTATGCTGACACAGATATTTTAATCAAAACTATCCGTGACTATGTAGCAAAATAGATAAAAAACTAGAGGGAGTTTCCCTCTTTTTTTGCGCCTTTACAACACAAAAAAATAATCAAAAAACACGAAAAAGTATTGACAAAGGATAAAAAAGAGTGTATAATATAAACATAAAGAAGTTAAGAAAACAGGAGAAAAACCTATGTCAATAAGAGCCTTAATGAGCCGAGTAGATATTTTAGCAGATGAAAATTATATGTGGCATGGAGAAACGCTAGTTGAGAACTACGGAGCTACAGAAGAAATGATGAATGAGTTTTGGAATGAGGTATATAATCGTATTGACGTAGCCTACATGAAGGACTATGAAGAAAAATATCATATCGCTCATGAAGAATCATGCGAGCCAAACGCAACCTTTATTAGCTTGTGTGGAATTTCGATTGACAGAGATACTATTGATACTGCTATCTCAGAATTGAACGTAACAAACATTGAAGAATGGCTAGAGACAACGGTTAATAAGTTGGAAGAAGTTATCAACCGAGTTACAGAAGATATGGATAAAATCCAAGATGAAATTGTAGCAAAGTACAACTTAACCTATACAGAAATTGACTACTAACAAAGAGGGGCGATAAGCCCCTTAGAATTAAAGGAGAACGCAACATGAACCTAACTACAAGCTACACTAACCCTATCTTTGAAATGAACGGATATGTTTGGAACTGAGGGAGTTAAAGACACCTACAACCGAGCGAAAGAGGATTGGCAAGATAGCATTGAATACATGACTGAATTAGCTATGGTACTCAATCACAAGAGTTGGCAACACAACGGAAAGCACCAAACTCTATGTAGCTTATATGCTGACCTATGGTGTAACATTGAGGACTTTATCTATGAGCATTTCAAGGATAATGAGGAAGCAATTAGTTACTACCAAAGAGTAACAGACTAGATCGAAAGCAACACAAAAAGAGGGGGCAACCCCTCTTAAAAATAATCAAGCAACACAAAAAAATAATCGTGCTACACAAAACGATAAGCAAGATATTATATAAAGGAAATAAGGTAAAGACAAGGGTATAAAAAGATAATACACCAACACAAAAACGTAATAAACATACACGAAAAAAGGATAAAGATACACCAAAATATAGCAAGCTGACACAAAAAATGCGAGAGAGCAGGGTGTGAAACTGCTGAAAGAGAATGGTTCAGAAGATTTCAGAAAGTCTTGCAGAAAATCCGTGTAAGCGAGGGCAAGCCGAGAAGAAAAAAATAGCTCTAGCACAGAAATTCTGAAAAATTCTGCTAGAGCCAAAAATAAAAATCCGAGGGGCAAGCGAGGGGGCAGACGGACTGCGCAAACCCCACGCACTGCAAAAGGAAATGCCTTAATTTATGTTTACCAATCGCCTTTTCTTTTCAAAGAATAGTATATAAATAATATTTCGCTACGCTACGCTTTGCTCAATATTATTATAAACTCTATTTCTGAAAAAGTCAAGGACTTTGGTAAACTATTTTTAAGGTATTTTATTTCCTTTTGCAGTGCGT